TCTATAACCTTACCAACAGGCTTGCTGTGATCGTGGTAAGCTAAAAGAATAGGGTTTTTAATGAAGTTTTCCATTCCCTTCATGTAAGCAGAAGGAAGTACTACATCATTGCCTCTATCTACATCTGGTGTAGAGGCTAAGCCTTCGATGATTAGCTCATCATCTTCGCCGGCACTTTTTGTAAAGGTGGCATTAAGGCTAAATACCTTTTGATTAATCGTCAAAACTGCCTCCTTAAAAACGAGGGTGAACCCTAAGTTTAGGGCGAAGTTCTATTTTGTTATTATACAGCTGTATCATAAATTTTGCAAGCTTAAATATTATCAGGTTCTACTTAAGTGGTATTATCGTATTACACCTGGAAATCTTGCATCTTGCTATTTAGGTCCTATTATGGTATAATAGATTTATCGGGTGGGAGATCAACCCCATTAACCTTAACCTAAAAGGAAACTGAAATGACTACTAAACATACTTGGACCCCCGCGGAAGATCAGAAGATTCGCGAGCTGTACCCACTTTATAGCGCTAGAGCTATATCACAAGAGCTAGGACTGACACTTAGCCAAGTACAGAACAGAGTTAGATTTCTAGGCTTAACTAAAAGAGGAGTATAACATGGCTACAAAGACAGGAATCTATCAGCTTACATTCTTGACAGGCGACACGTACGTGGGCTCCAGTCTAAATATATATAGTCGCTATACAGATCACTGCAGTAAACTACGCAATGGTAAGAACAGCTTAGCACTTCAAAAGGCTTACGAAGCCTCAGGCAGGGAGCCCATGCTCATTATTCTAGAAGAGTGCAGCTGCAGTGAATTACAGACTAGAGAACAACACTATATTCAGACTCTAAAGCCTACTCTAAATACTCATGTTAAGTTTAAAGCTAGAGACACATCTAAGGTAGCTAAGCAGGCTAAATACGATCAAGAAACTTATATTGCTGTGATGTTTGATTTATGCGACGAAAGCCTATCTATTGCTAATATTGCTGATAAATATAAGATTAGTCACAATATAGTTACGGATATTGCATTTGGGCAGAGTCATATCTATCTAAGGGATATGTTCCCTGAGCAGTATCAAAAAATGCTAGAAACGGAACGCAAGAAATTAGAGTTAAAGAACTATCCGCTTCTAGCTACTGACAACGGTCATACATATGAAATAACTACTTTTAAAGAGTTTATTGAGAAGCATCCAGAATGTACTATGAGTGGCCTATCCAACCTAGTATCCGGTAGAATCAAGAGACACCAAGGCTTTAGAGTCGCTCCAGGAGAAGACTATTACACACCTAAACCAATCAAAGCTAAGCTACTATCTCCTGAGGGTATTGAGTTTACCTTCTGCGGTTCGATCAACGGATTTGCAGAAGAATATGGAATAAATGCCAAAGCGCTATCTTCATTACTAAAGGGTAGGACTAAGAAAACAGCAGATGGTTGGACTTTACTAGCCTAATACAAGCCCCTAAGCATAGCCGCTTAGGGGCTTTTTTCATTCCCCTTCAGGTGGCCGACCACCCTGTGAAGGGTTTACTGCCGAGCCTGCGATGTTAACAGGCACTCTAATCTTAGCACCCTCACCGTCTGGTAGGGCGCCGTAGCGCAGTTCTGCTCTAGCCTCATCTGGAGTAATAACCCCGCTATTGACTAGAGAGACATGGTACGACGCGAGCTGGGACAGCTCTGGCTGTAGGGCCTGAACACCGTACGTAACTGCATCGATATCGTAACCTGTAAAGCTTTCCATAGCAGATACAAACTTACGTACAACAGGCATTACTGTCTCTAGATAGAATAGACGCAAGTTTGGGCTAATATTTGCGTTGTTACCACCCTCTACTAGTAGAGCCGGTACACCTAGTGACTCTAGGACGCTATTTGTTGCTGCTTTAATTGACTGATTGAACTCTAGTTCTTGGAAGTTGCTGTCAAACAGCTTGATAGGCTTAAGACCACTATCAATAATGATTGGACGCTTAGCACCGTTACGTTTTGGGTTATAGTTAGCAACCCAGCTGTCTAATGTCTTATTCTTAGCGTTTACAGACAATGTATTGTCTGTCCCTAGGGCCAGGCCGGGAACGGCCCCATTCTCAAAGAACTGATGTTGAAACTTCTTCATTTCGCTCAGTAGCTTAATACTAGAGTCAGCGGCTTGAAGCCTAGAGCTGCCACGATAGATACTATCGCTGTTCAGATCCTTGATGTGAATTACTTCAGTAGGATCAAATTTAACCTCGTTGTTGTAGAGGTAGTGCGACACGAACGACTTAGGGTCTGGAACTACTTGTACGTTGCTAGAAGGTAAGTGATAGAAGAAGCTGCCGTCAAAGTATATAAATATATTGCCTTCTAACACGAAGTCTAGAAAGCAAGCGCTTCTAAACTCTTGAACGTTCTGATAAGGGTTTGGTCTAACGTTTAGCAGGTTATATACCTGCTTCACCCTAAGATTGCTATTACCGTCTGTTAACTTGTTTTTAATGTCATAGTCTAATGCACTAGCACCAGATACGATCATGCTTACACCGCGATTAACTGCTTCTAGCTGTTTGAACGCAGTGTAGTAGTTAATTTTTATAGTAGAGGCTACTTGCGAGCCCTCTTCCCGACTAATAACGCCTTGGGCAGGGTTTAGCTTCTCTCTAAGTCTTTGAAACCAGTTCATTGTTTAACCTTTCAATTACCTTTCCCCAATCGTTAGGATTACGAATAACCTTGACGCTAGGGTACCAGGGGTTGTGTAGGCCATTAGTACTATCTCCCCATCTAAAGTCAGTATCTCTTAAAGGCATTAGTACGTAGCATAGCTTGCCTAATGACCCGCATAGATGTGCAATAGATGTGTCCACAGTGATGACCGCGTCTACTAAGCTTAGTTGCTTAATAGTTGTATGCCAGTCTACTATATCTAGTTTAGTATAGCCTTTTCTAGCAATGTAAGAGTACTTATTACCCTTAATCTTATCCAGGAATCCTGGAGGGATCTGCCTGTTAATGTTGTTAACGTGTGCTGTAGAGCCGTGCCACACACATAGGTAACCGCCAGTGCCTGTAATAGCTTTCGAACAGTCTGCTATGATTGAAGGGTTCCCTTGATAACTATCTGGGTTTAACCACTCGCCACTAGGAATGTGGTTCAATATTCTAGCTATTGAGGCGATTGGAATGCCGTAGCGAGCAGTGCTTTCCTTTGCACTACGTACTGTGTTATACTTGAACAACGAAGCCATGTCTGCTGGGCACATTACATCTATAGACTCAAACATGCTAGCGACATATGGCAGGTACCTAGCGAACATTAGTACATCCCCAGCGCCCTGTTCCGACATAACTACTAGTTTTTCTCCCGGCTTTGGCTTAAAATCCCATAGAATAAGGCCTGGCTTATCGTTGCGTAATACATCTGCATTGACCCTAGTGAAGCGGTTGTTATATAACTTCCAAGCTTCAGCTAAATCAACGTTATGACCACTGCAGTACTTTCTAAGAAGAGCTATAGACTTATTCCATAACGCTTCATAGTGGATGCCATAGCTTAACACCTCATCATAACAGGCTATAGCGGCATCATCTTGCTCTATTCCGTAATGATATAACCCTAGGTTGTTAAGGGCAATGTCATACATAGGCAAGTACTTGCCATCAGACATGGGGACCCTAGGGTCTGCGGCCTTTGTAAAGCACTCTTTTACGCCCTTGTAGTTATTTAGCCACTTGTACGCTACACCTAGGTTTAGCCAAGCTTCTTTAAACTCTTGCGCACGTAAGCATTTTTTGAACAAAAGAGCCGCCTTTGAGTAGTTCTTTGACTCTATAGCGCGCAAACCCCTATTAAATTCTTCTCCTAAAATCACTTTATCCTCCCTTTATAAGCTTTTCTATTAGCTCATTGTAATTAGCGCCTCCTGGAGCGTTAATTTGTACATTTGTCTGTGTCTTGATATTAGTATTAGTAACCGCTGTATCTCTAGCCGCTTCACCCATTGTAATCTTATGACTAAGAGCAATTAGGTCGGCTATGTCCTTCTTAGAGGTTGTACCAGACTCTATCATTTCTGCTAGTTTGTCTGCAATTAGCTTATCCATTAGAGTGCGTAGCGCTACTCTGTTGTTATAACCTAGGTTATAGAACACGTTGTCTACATAAGCCTTAACTTCTCTACGGTCTAGGTACGAGCTAACAGCATACTTGGTGATACCTAGCCGCTCCGCCGTAGCGTCTAATGACTGAGTTTCTAGGAAGCTGTTTGCTACCTCTAATGCCTCTGGTGATATTTGTAGTGTTTCTGCTGGTAAGTTATTCATTCTAAAATCCTAAGCCTCCCTGCTACATTGTCGAAGCGGAATCCGCCTCTATAAGGAACATCTGGCATGAAAGGAACTTCGCCTGTCCAGACGTTCTCGCCGTTGTACCATACCATCATAGTATTGGTACCCTCAGCATAGGCAGCCTGAAGTCTAAGCTTAGTACTACGCTTTCTATACTCCCAGTTTTCATATTCTGTGGCTGGTAAGGTAAGAACTTTTACGTTAACATAGCCATTAGATCCACACTCTGCGTTAGTTGATTGACCTGGGTTGCTCTTATAAGCTATTGTTAATAGGCTAGAAGGATGAAACTGACGCACTACATATGCTAGGTTACATCCATTGGCATTGCGCATCTTTAAACCTACCTGCTGAACTATACGCCCATCTGCTAGAGGGACACTGTTAGGGTGCTTACCCATGTATTCTAGCTCTACACTTAGTCTCTCGCCGTCGTATTCCACTAAATCGATCCTAGGGGCTCCGGACGTGGGAATATAGTAGCCTGCGAACTGCTCTAGGGTTTGAGATGTTACTTTGTATAACGGTGCTGGCATAATTGAACTACCTTCTTAAATAGACTGGCTCCAAAGGCACAGTGTTTGCGGCGGCGCATTAGTTTAGAGTATTTTATCATTGAACCACCTTTCTGTAACTGCATAGACCCTATAGCCTGCATAGACCCTATAGCCTGCATAGACCCTATAGCCTGCATAGATCCTATAGCCTACATAGACCCCATAGATCCTATAGCCTGCATAGACCCCATAGATCCTATAGCCTACATAGACTGCAGCCGAAGGCTGCTGACCCTAGGGTCTTTTTTCAAAAATTCTAAAATAGGCCGTGAGGGTGGGCCACAGCAGTCTGCGCGATTTACTAGTCCGATAACCGGCCCCACCTTGCCCTGACCCTAGGATTGCTATGACCCTATGGTTGCCCTGACCCTAGGGTTGCTATGACCCTAGGGTCTTCTCGCGTAGTGAGCTGCGGCGGCGTTGCAGTGAGAGCAACAGTTGTTGTCGCGAAAGCAACACTGATAGCGCACCTGCTAATGCTAGCGCCTGCGCAAGTTGGCTATCTCCTTAATCTAGCTATTATACACACATAGTAAATATTTTGCAACCTCAAATATATTAGACCCTAGGGTCAGCGCGATGCTGAAGGCTAGGAGTATACACACGAAAAAGTTTTATAGTTACGCCAAGGCTGCTGCCATTGCCAAGCCCTAGGGTCGCGCTAGGTTGCGAAGGCTAGTTTCCTATTTCGCCGGCTAGCGAGACTCTAGGGTCTGGCACGAAAATTTTATTTCCCTAAGGTCGGCATGACCCTAGGGTCGTGCATGACTAGGCTGGCTGCTGGGCGTTATCCTAGGCTACGCCAGCATCTCGCTTCGCGAGATGCCCGGCACGACCCTAGGGTCGCTACGGCTGAGCTAGGCTGAGCTGGTTGCTATGGTCTGCATG